TAACAAAGAGAATGGCATTGTGTTTTCCGCTCCAGATTCTTACGTCAAGAAAATGATTCATACCCTGAGAAACTGCTACGGATGTAGCACGAAACCGATTATAAACGAATATAAATAAAAACGATGAAGGCAAAAGTGATTATCGCTCAGGCGACGGCAGAAACGGTCGGATTTCTTTACGAACTGGTTAAGAGAATGGCAGAGAAAACGGCTATCAAGGCTTATCCGAGTGTGGACTATCAAGCCGTGTTTTTCCCGGTGGATAAACACGACCTGTATTTTGTGAAGCGGGTATTGGCAGATAGGAACTTTTCTTTTAAGGTGGAAAATGCTGAATAATAACAATAAATATGAAATTATGACACAAAAAGAATTTGAAGAGAGAACAGGAATCGTACCGACACCGGAAGATTTTGAGTACATCCATGAAGTGTATATGAATACTTCAATGGATAAAGACGCATTTTGCAAAGAGTTCAAGAAGCATGGGGAAAGCCAAATTATCCGAGATATCTATATACGGGTAGTGAACTGTAATGTGAAATTGAATCGGCAAAAGGAAGTTACAAATGAACTTGCTGACTTCCAGATTGGGAAAGCACATGCTTATGACGATACAGACTTCCGCAAACAAGCAGTGAAACTGGTAGGTGAGGTGGAAGTGGTCAAGCGAACGATTGAATTGGGGTTTCCACTTTGGGATGAAGACAGGAAGTGTATTCTTTCAATGATTAACGAACAAAGCAAATAGATTGTAGGTTAAGGCAGCCCGGAAAGACGGGCGGGCGATTAGTTCAGTCAGGTGGAACAGGCGAAACTTAACCATAGAAGCCATTGTCCCCAGTTCGAATCCGGGATTGCCCACAGTGATAACATTAAACAATAGAATGATATGAAAGCGATTAGAGTTTCAGTGAGTTTCCACGAGTGGTCAAAGGTCGAGGGATTTTTAGGCCTGTTTATGGAAGACGAAGATACATTTATTTATCTGGTGGACAATGTAACATTTATTGCTGTGTTTACTGGGGAATGTGCGATGGCTTACTTCAAAGCAGCGTTGGCCGAAGCGTTTGATGAAGAAACTATTATTGTAAAACTCAGATAATATAACGATGAAGAAACGAATCATAGTAGAACATGGAGAAGTAAAGCGGATCGCCTTGCTGATGAATTGTACTTACGAAATGGTGTCGCATTCGCTGGCTTACCGAAAGGATACCAAGCTGGCGAAGGCGATCCGGAAAATGGCTTTGATACGCGGAGGCGTTGAAGTGGGTGACGAACCGATAAACAACAGGAATCATGAAAGCTAATTGGTTGAAAGCGTTTAGCGGTGAGATCGCCTGGTGGCGCAGCCTTACCGGGAGAGAGAAACTATATACCGTTTACTTCCTGCTGAGTTTTACCTTGTTGGTTGGAATGGCGGATTGTAATCCGGTATGGGTGATGTTTTTGGCCGTGTTGAACTTCGGCAACTCTGCACGGCTGGTGAAAAAAGTGCCGATTGATAAATTAGAGGAGGAATATTATGGCAACGAAAAAGGTATATGACGCATGTTGCAAGAAATTGCAATCGAAGACCTTCTGTAGTCTTAGCAATAAAGGTGGTTCCAAACGATTGTTGAAGCCGAATATGCACAAACTATTTGGAAAAAAAGCTATTGTTAATGACCGTCAAATGCTGGGATGCAGCGAAGCTGAAAAGCGCAGACATCTTTATGAGGATAAGGTCTTGCGGCTCCTTTACTTGGAAAACCAATCTTATGTGGGCTTCGGTGTCGTAAAATAAAAAGAAATCATCATGAAAATGAATCTGTATCCCTTTTGCAAATTGTTGGCAAAGCCGTACTACAGACAAAAGTTTCTTTCGCCCCTCTTCTTCGCTATTGGCTTCCACTTTAAAACCAAAAAGCGTGATAAAACTTGGGTAATCAGTATGTAGATATTTAATCATGATGCAAATGTAAACAAATAAATCGAGTGATGGAATATTACGAGAACGAACTATGCGTGACATACGAGGAACTTACCTCCGGCGATGATCCTGTGATAAGGTATAATACTTTGAAAAGTAACATTACCAGAGGAAATATCAGAACCGCCCATCGTGGCGGTGGCGAAGGTTCCTACGCATTGATAATCTATTCCTCGCTCCGTGAGAAATACAAGGCCCGTTATGTGGCGAAATATGGTGATCCGGAAGAAATACTAAAGTTACAGCGTATGAGAGACAGGGTGAAAATGGACGAAAAGGCAAGGGACTTTTACGAGACGTTCAAATACGACATGAACGGTGTTCAAACAGGGCTCAGTGAAAAGCTGAAAGCGGAATACACGTTGAACGCTTCGGTGTTGAATGCGCTGGTCTGCGATCTGGAAGAGAAAACCTCCAAGCGCAAGATGTATGGCAACAGCCTCAGCACCGTATGGGAAAGCGTGGCTGCCACTGGCGAGAACCTGCGCGAGATTTACCATCACACCCTGCCGGAAAACCTGCCCCGGCTGCGGGAGAAGATCAACCGCTACAAAAAAGAGGGCTACGCCTCTTTAATCTCCGGCAAGCTGGGCAACGCCAGTACGTTGAAGATAACCAAAGAGGCGGGCGACTTCCTGATCGCCTTGAAACGCAGCCGGATTCCGGTCTATACCGACTCGCGTATATTCGAGGAATACAACCAGGTTGTCTCGGAAAAGGGCTGGAAACAGCTGAAAAGCAAGCGCAGCCTGACGATGTGGTTCGCCCGCCCGGAAATACAGCCGCTTTGGTGGGACGCCGTGTATGGTGAGCTGTCAGCACACCAACGTTTCGGTCGCAAACACCGGACGGAACTGCCTTCACGCCGCGACACGCTTTGGTATGGTGACGGGACGAAACTGAACTTGTATTACCGGGACGAGAACGGGGATATGCGTACCACGATGGTCTATGAGGTGATGGATGCGTACAGCGAAGTGTTGCTGGGGTATTACATCAGCGACCACGAGAACTTTGAGGCGCAATACAACGCTTACCGCATGGCCATTCAGGTGAGCGGGCATAAGCCTTACGAGATTGTGCACGATAACCAGGGAGGCCACAAACGGTTGGAAAAGGAGAAAGGGACGACGGAACCAGGCTTCTTCGATTTGATTAGTCATGTGCACCGTGCAACTGCTCCGTACAGCGGTCAGTCCAAAACGATCGAGAGTGCATTCGGCCGTTTCCAGTCACAGGAGTTGAACAAAGACTGGCGGTTTACCGGAATGAATATCACCGCCAAAAAAGAAAGCAGCCACCCGAACTTGGAGTTTGTCGGAGAAAACAAGGACAAACTTTTTACCTTGGAAGAACTGAAAATCCACTATGCCGAAGCTCGCAAGGCATGGAACGAGGCCAAACACCCGGCGACCGGCATCCCGCGTATCGAGATGTACGAGAAGAGCGTGAACGAGGAGACGGATGTGGTGACGGTTTACGACATGGTAGATATCTTCTGGATCTGGACGAAACGCCCCGCCACCTTCACCGACTCCGGCATAGAGATTACCATCGGCGGGAAGAAGTTGCCTTATGAGGTGTACGAACGTCCCGGCGTACCCGACCATGAGTGGCGCATGAAGAACACCTACCGCCAGTTCCATGTCAAGTATGACCCGAACGACCTGCGCAGCATCCGCCTGTATTGGGAGGACAACGCCGGGGAACGTCGGTTTGAACGGGTGGCCGAGCCTTACATGGTTATCCACCGTGCCCTGCAAGACCAGACGGAAGGCGAAGCCGCCTTTATCCGTCAGGAACAGGAAGCCAATATCCGCGATCGCATCGATCGTCAGGTTATCGCCAAAGAGATAGAATACGCTTATGGTGTGGCTCCGGAACAACACGGGTTGAGCACTCCAAAGATGAAAGGCGTTACTGCCGAAGTGCAACGCCAAGTGGATCGACGGACGAAAAAATACGATCGAGATCCGGAAGAATTGCAAATCGGACGTGCCACCAAAAAAGCCAGCCTCCTTACTTGGGACCAACTGAAGGAGAACAACAAGGTGGATTACCGCAAGGTGGCAGGCAAATTCTAAAATAGAGTAGGAAATCAATAAAATACAAACAATATGGAATCATTAAGTACCAAAGAAAAGGACGCTATCCGCGAGTCACTCCGGACATACGTTGCCAAATATCCGAGTCAAAACAAAGCTGCGGGCAGTTTGAAGAACACCAGTGTCGGCACGATCAGCAGTATAGTGAACGGCAAGTATGAGAATATCTCAGACGATATGTTCCGCAAGATCGCCTCGCAGGTAGGTGGCGGAAAAGCCGAAACCGGATGGCAGATCGTGGAAACGTCCGCTTACCAAGAAATAAGCTATGTGTTGGATGATGCCCAGCGCTGGCGTAACGTGACTTGGATAGTCGGCGAAGCCGGATGCGGCAAGACAACGACGGCCCGCCTATATGCCGAAGAACATAAGGAGGTGTTCTATATCCTTTGTTCCGAAGACATGAAGAAAGGCGACTTTGTGCGCGAGATTGCCCGGAAGGTGGGTATCAAGACGGACGGCCATAATATCCGCGAAATATGGGGCCTGATATTGGACGACGTGATACAGATGGATGCACCGCTTTTGGTATTCGACGAAGCCGACAAACTGACCGAACCGGTGTTCCACTACTTCATCAGCATGTACAACAAATTAGAGGATAAAAGCGGGATCGTTTTCATGAGTACCGATTACATCAAGAAACGTATCAGCCTCGGCCTGCGCCACCAGAAGCCCGGCTACAAGGAGTTCTTCAGCCGCATGGGGCGTAAATACTTCGAACTGGAAGAAACGACCGCCAACGATGTCTTCTCCATCTGTATGGCCAACGGCGTACAGGATAAAAAGAAGATCGAAGAGGTAATCCGGGATGCCGAGCCATGTGACTTCGATCTCCGCCGGGTAAAGAAAGCCATCCACCGTGCCAAACGGATGGGCGAGTAAACACTATTCAAACAGCATTTGAAAAAGATATGAAACGAGCATTGAGCGTCCGGGATATACTGGACAAAAAATATGATACTTTTCCCTTCGAGGGAAAATGGAAAGAGGCGTTCGGCACACCGGAGCGTGTCGGCGTGTGGTTTATCTGGGGAAACAGTGGCAACGGTAAGACATCGTTCGTCATGCAACTGTGCAAGGAACTTTGCAAGTATGACCGTGTGGTTTATGACAGCCTGGAAGAGGGCGCGTGCCTAACGGTACAGAACAACTTGAAGATGCACGGCATGTCGGAAGTAAGCCGCCGGTTGGCATTCGTGCAGGAAGACATGGAAGCATTGAAAACGCGCCTACGCCGCCACAAAAGTTATAAC